AACCACCTCTTGGACAAATTACAAAATGATAAAATTCATTTGCAGTTAAATCTTTTAAAGAACCAGTACCAGTAGAACCACTTGTAGGCACTCCACTATTTTCCCAAGTTCCATTTTTTCCAAAATATAATTTTTGATTATCTAAATCCATTGCAATCATTAAAATATCTCCAGTTGTATAAGTGTTAATATTGCTACCACCATGTACTAAAGCACCATTATTTCTCCAACCTGCTGAGCCAGTAAGTTCTCCAATTAATTGAGTTGAAGTAGTATTTGAAACATTAGGTTGATAAGCAACACCTATTGCTTGATAACTTCCAACAGAATTTATTTTAATTTCACAATAATATTTACCAGAAGATGCACCTATTGTTGATTGTGTGGAACACCAATTTCCACTATCTGATGCTGTAATAGAATTATTACCATGACCATAAGTTTTACTTGCTGACGAATAAACTAAAGCATTTAATGTAGCAAAAACATTGTCTGGACAATCTAAAGTATCTGTAAGTGTACCACCTGCAACTGTAAAGTTATTACCATTACCAGATTGGTCTGTAACACTATTACCATCTTTTAAAATAAAGAAACCATTGTTTCCATAAGTAACACTAGGAGAAGTTTTAATTGTCCATTCTCCAGTTGTTGCATCTGTTTCTCCAAATGCTGATGCGTCATAAGCAGTTCCATCTATGAAGTGTATGTGAGACATGTAGCCATCAAAATAAGCACTATGACCAATTAAAAATCCAATAGTATTTGCTGTACCAGAATTATTAAACAAAGTGTCATAATTTTGAGATGGATAAGTAGCTGTTGCAAATGATGTTTCTTGCACTCCATTTAAATAATATTTTACTCTGTTAGATGCTGTAGCTTGTGTGGTATCAACTGCAATTACTACATGATACCAAGCTGAAGTATCTCTTAATATTCTATTAGGTGCAATACTAATAACTTCACTACCTACATATTCATAAAATTTTAAACAATTTTCTCCAGTTCCTGTGCTAAATTGTAATCCACCCTCTGTACCAGAAGTTCCAGCAGTAATTACTTTTTGATTATTTCCAGTTTTACTTCTTTTTATCCATGCACTAATAGTAAAAATTTTTCTGTTACCTGTACTACTTGGTGTTCTTGTTAAATATGTTGTAGCCATTAGTTAAATTGTCCACCCCCTGTTGCACCGAAGCTAGAAGTTAAACTAAAGCTACGATCAGTTGTTTGGTTTTCACCATCCGTAATTCGAAGTGTGAAATTATAGGTTGTTGCAGTTGTGCTTGAACCACCAAAGTCTGTAGTTGTTATCACACCTGTTGTAGAATTTAAAGAACAATTTGCTTGAGAAGCATTTGTTAATACATTGGTTACTTCAGAATAAGTAACTGCACTATCTGAAGTTCCAGCAACTGTAGCTACAGTTCCAGAAAAATCTCCTGCAATAGTTCCTAGTGTACCTGCAGCAGTTGTCCAAGTAGGAGCATCTGAAACAGTTAAAATATTTGTAGATGATAGTACGGCTAAACCATTAGGATTTTCTATTCTAATTTTATATTGAGCATCAACAGTTAGTGTTGCTTGAACTGTTAAAGAAGTTGAGTTGTTAAATGTAACTGTGTCTGCAACATACCAGATACCAGTAGAAGGATTTAAAAATTCTACTTGTGGTACTGAAACATAATTAGTTCCTGTAATTGTAATTGAAGTTTGAGCATTAGTAATAACATCTGGAGTTATAGAAGTTATTGTAGGTTTTGTTTCTGCAACACCTGTTAATTGAGAACCATCTAAAGCAGGAAGTCTAGCAGAGTTATCAAGTTTAACAAAGTTTTCTGCTGTGTTAGCAGTAGAATAAACTGTTGCTATATCTTTAGCTTTAGTCATGAGGATTAATCCTCGCTAGGTGGTGTATAACCAGTTAATGCAGTTGCTTCAGCTTGTGTTAATCCCAAGTCTAATAGCTTTTGATTGCCACTAGATTTTGGGTCTACATAGTTATCCATTTCAGTTTGTATTTCTGACCAAGTTGGTGCTGTGCCATCAAACATATCTGCTTTCATAGCATTGTATTCAGTTTCATTACTTGGTGGATTACCAGTATAACCTTGAAAGTTTTCTTTTTTAGAAACTATTGTATCAAATTTTGCCATTTTATTTTTCTCCTATATTAAAAGTCTAATTCTTGAATTGTTACTTCACCAACAGTTTGACCTTAATCTTGAATCATCACTACTGTTTGGACAAAATATATTTGCAGGATTTGTTGCAGCACCATTACTATGCCAACCAATAACCCAGTTTTTACTACCAGTAGATGAACTAGCATTAACTACAAAATGTCCACTCCAAGTCATCGTATTACTACTAACTGCTGTGTAATCCCAACTCCAAGCATCAGTAGTTTTTGTACCATCAAATGTAAAATAAGTTCATACTGTTACCAGATGCATCGTTGAAAAATGGAAATCTATAATGAACAAGTAATTTAGTATTTGCTTTGACTTGAGTATGTGTACCACTCATTAAAGAAGTTTCACTACCAGAAGAACTTAAAGATACTCTTGTTGATTGTTTTGCATTAGTTAGTTGTAAAGTTTTTCCTGCATCAGCAGTTACCCAACTAGGATTTGCACCAGAACCATTAGTTTGTAGTAATTGACCACTTGTTCCTGCACCAAGTCTTTGTAATCCACTTCCATCTCTGTAAAGTATATCACCTTGCGTAGTAAGTGTTGTTCCTACATCTGTTCCATCAGTACCATTAGTACCTGCTGAACTCATTTGATCCCAGAAATTTGTATCTGTTGGAAGGTTACCAGTTGATGCAGCAGTACATACATAAGATGATCCATTGTATGAAACAACATCATCTACTGCATAAGCAGTACCACCTGCGTAAGCACCTTTCCAATTAAATTTTATAGATCCTAAATTTACAATAGCCATGTGTTCTCCTTATACTTATTTTTAAATTGTTGCAACTAAATTTCCATCATTATTTATGCTAAAAGTGAACCCACTAGCACTAAATAAAACATCATCAAATGAAGCATAAGTCGTATCGCTTATGTCATCTACACCACCATTTGTAGTAGTTACTATTAATTCACCACTAGCATTTTTACTAAATCCATATACCTCTGCAGAACTTGCGTTACCTGGTTGGAATGCACCAGCAGAATTATTGTAAACTAAAACTTGACCATCTGAAATACCACCTGTTGATACATCATTTGCGTCATTAATACTAAAGTTAGATAATTGGAAAGTTCCAAATGCAATAACATCTACAACATCAGTTCCAGAAGTTCCAATTGCACTAGCAAAAACAATACTATCTCCAGAAGTTACAGTAACATCTGTACCATTAACCATCTTAACACCATTTAGATATACATCTATAAATCCTGCATCGTAAGCAAGTGTATTAGTGTTGTCATCAGCTCCAGTAATTGTAGTAGTTGAACTAGATACTGTGTATGTAAACCTACTTGAAGTTCCATTCACACTTGAGCCAGCAGGAATCCACCCACTAGATGAGTAGACTTTCATGGTTTGTGATGCAGTATCAAAATATAAATCACCAACATCTAATGCCGAACCATCTGGATCTGCAGTTGGAGCTGTAGCACTTGGTCCAAGATAGATATTTGCGAAAGCGTTTATGTCTGCAAGATTATTTGCTGCAGTTGTGATTGAAGATATGTTTGAACCTACATTCGTAACATTAGTATTCATTGGCAGCTACTAAATTTATATTCGTACTGTTTGCATTAACTGCATTAATATTGGTTTCATTATTGTTGACAGCAACTATTGCAGAACTGTTTGAAGATACATTGGAAATTTCAGTATCTATTCCTGCAGTTGTGTTTATATTCGCTATGTTAGTTGCAGTTGTGTTTACATTGGCTATAGATCCTGCAACAGTTCCTATTGTGTTTGAACCAGATAAATCTGCAGCTACAGTATTTACATTAGCTTGATCTGAAGTTGTTAATTGAATTTGTCTCCATGTAGTGTTAGTCAAATCGTAGACTTTCATAACATCGTCAGTAGAATTAAAGTATAATGCTCCGTCTGTTAATGCGTCTCCATCATTATCTACTGTAGGATCACTAGCTTTAGCACCTAAAAATCTATCATCAAAATTATCTAACGCAGATTCTGCTGCTGCTTGAGCAACCTCTGCTGCAGTTTGTGCAGTTTCTGCATTTGTCTCTGCTAACTCTGCTGCCGTCTTTGCAGTTTCGGCATCGTTCTTATGACTTAAAGCATTTGCTTCACTTGTTGATGCATTATTCGCACTAGCTAATGCTTCTGCTGCTTTTGTAGTTGCAGTATTGCTTGCCGTAGTTGCGCTAGCTGCGTCTACTAATAAATCCCATTTAGCACTATCTGTGTTTGTAGTTAGAGGTTGAGATCCAGAAGATGTGTGAGCTGTGTTAGCTAAAAAAATATTATTTGTTGATGTGTCTTTAACTATATCTCTAGCAGAATAAGTTGTGCCTGCAGACCAATCACCTTTGAAAGTTCCTAGTTCTTGAGATACAACAAGTTCTCCATTAGAATCAAAACCAAAAATTTTTCCTGCTCTATCAGTTGAACCAATAGCAAACTCTGTAGTGTTCATTGTGTTTGTTCTTGATAACTTAATAGATCTATCAACTTCTTCTTGTAACTGTTGAATAGCCATCATAGATCTATCCAATCCTTCTTCATGACTTTCTGCAGGGAATGCGTCATTAGCGATATAATCGATAGATTGAGTTTGAGGTAATGCTCTTCTTAAAACTACAGTTTCTGTAGCAGTTGGAATATTACCAGTTGTAAATACAATAGTTCCACCAGATCCAGATCCTGCGCCAGTAACTGTATAATGTGTAGTTAAAGTCTTAACTGTTTCAGTTGCATTAGCATCCCTAATAATTACTTGAATATCTGTATCTGCAAAAATTTTAAAAGTATAGTTGAAGGTATCTAAAGTACCATTTCCAGAATAGGAATTTTTTACTGTAGTCGATGATATAGTCATATGCTAAAAACCTTTAAACATTGATGATGGTTTAGTCAATAAATATTCTTGGTTATACTCTTTTTTCATTCTTCTTTCCACTCTTTTTAATGCTCCTGGAGACATAGTTTCCATCATATTATAACCTATTAAATAATCGTAAACTGTCTTAATATAAAATAAATTCATAAAAGGTATGTTGGCATTTACTGCTCTATATGCTGCTTTGCCTGCTTTACCACCTTCTCCACGAATACCATAATTAATTGCTAACAATACATCTGCTACAGTTGTTGCTCCTGGTCCAGCAAGACCAGCAATAATAGTTGATCCGTCTCTTTGTTCCCTAAATAAAACATCTCCATATAAACCTAAACCACCACCCTGTAATAAAGATGCCATAACTGTGTTCCATTTAGCAGGATCTCTTGGCGATCTTCCTTTTAGTAAATCTTTAATTGTCATTGAAGCATATCCTAATAAAGCACTTGTAACTATAGTTGCTGCTATACCTCTTGCACCTCTACCTATATCTTGATTTGGTCCAGCTCTCATATAAGCTATATCTCTACCTATTATTTTATTAAAGATTGCAACAGGAAATCCTTTAAATTGTCCAAGAAAACTAACAGCTTCTCCTATGGGGGTACCTGCTAAAGTTCCTTGTTTCATAATTCCTTTAACTCTAGCATCTGGTTGAATTACTGCAAATAAAGTTCTATCTAATAACATTCCAGATATAGAGTATTTAAATTTTTCTTTTTCTATTTTTGCTTCTCTTTTAGTTAAGTTATCTATACCTGTAATTCTTTTTACATCTGCATCTGAAATTTTATCAAGTGAACCAATGTTAATAAATTCCATACCATCATCAGCTTTAAGCATTGCATTTTTTCTAATAACATCCCATTTAGTAGAATCTATATTAAATTTTGTAAATAATAATTTAAGTTGTTTATTTAATTTATCGTAAGGTAAATTTTTTTGTCTTGCATAATAGTTAGACATACCTAACATAGCAGATTCTTTTAAAGTATTAGTCCACCATTGTAATAAATTAAATTTAAAAAATGTTTTTTGTATTTGAGTTGCTCCTCTACTTAAACTATCTCCTACTTGATTTCTTCCTGCAAGATCATGTATTGCTCCATCAACCATTAATCCAGACATTTCAGCAAATTCTGTTTTTTGTTTAGTATTTTTAATTCTTCCAAGAGCAGTAAAAGCATCACCCATTCCACCCAATAAAGTTTTACCACCTTGATCTTTCATTTCAGATCCATAAATACCAATATCAGTAAAAGCAGATATTGCAGCTCCACCTAGTTTTGTTATATTTTGAACCATTCTAATTATTGATCCATATTTTGCTAAACTAAAATTTTCTACAGTATAATTTGATCCATCTATCTGCATATAAAATTTTTTAAAATATTCATTACTAGCAAGTTTAGATGAATCTCTTCCACTTTTTTTAACATGATTATATACAGCTATTCTTATTTTATCGAAATTTGCTTTAGGATTAGATCCCAATTTATCCATCATTCCAATATTTCTTCCTGCCGTCATCAAACCAGAAAGAAATGTTTCTTGAAGATTACCATGACCAAATTTTTGATGATAAGTAAACCAATCTTTTGCAGATTTAAAATGCAAAACCCTTTTACCACCTGCTGCTTTTGTTATGTTTCTTGATCCAAAAATATTATTAGCACCTTCTGCTAATTGAATTTTATTTCCTACTAAAGAATTATAAACATCTACAAAAAAATCTTCTTTATCATCAACAGTATCAAAGGTTCTTTCATCTAAATATTTAGATGTAAAATTTTTCCAAGACTTAAAATTTTTGTTATAATTTTCATCAGTACCTTTTAAATTAACATCTGCTTTTACATCTGATAATTTCATACCTAAAGTTTCTGTTGCAGCTCTTACATTAAATTGATCATGATTATGTTTTACAACCCATCCCCAAATTTTAGGAATATTTGCTCCTCTATCATTTAACATTACTCTAACTGCTTCAGAATGTTCTTCCATTATTATTCCTAATTTTTTTATATCTGGATTAGTTTCAGTAATAGGTGGTTTAATACCTGTTCTTTTTTCTATATCTGTTTGTTGCGCTCCAGCTTCTTCCATAACTGATGCTAATCTAGATTGAGTAGGAAGATCTGCTTCGGTAAATAATTTATCTAATTTTGCTTCTCTAACTTTTTGTTTAAAAGAATTAACTAAATTTGCTTGAACAGTATCTTGAGCAACAGCAACTGAATCTCTTGCACCTGGTCTTAATTCATTTGATCCAACTATTGTTGCCATTAAACCTTCTTCTTCAACACCTTGATAATTATCAATAATAAATTGAGTTTTTTTTCTTCTAATAATTTCATCATTTAAAGCATTTGCTCTATCTATTATTTTTTGTGCTTTTATTTGTGCAGAAACATCTTTAGCAATAGCGTCTACATTAATTTCATCTATACGATTAACTCTTCTTTCTGCCATAGCTTGTTTAAGGCTATTCATTATTTCATCTTTTTTTACTCCAGTAAAAGATGATTCTTTTAATAAATTTTCTATTCTGGTTATACATACATTTTTAGCCATTATTATCTACCATTCCTACAGTTAATATAATCTGCTGTAATTTTTTCTAAATCTTTTGATTTAGTTTTTAATTCATCTAAATTATCTTTTGTTTTTTGAACAGTTAATTCTCCCTCTATATCATCACCAAAATTTAAATCATAACCAGATTCTGTTTGTTTGTTTCTTAAAGCTAGCAATCTTTCTTCCATAATTGGAGTTTCTTTTTCTAATACTTGTGAATCTTTATTTATAATTTTTTGTTTAAAATTTTGTAATTCTACTTCATCACTTACTAATTTTTTAATAGTAGTAGATGTTTTTTCTGGTGGGTTAGGAGTTCCATCTCGAAGAGTTACATCAGTATTAGCAACACCAGTTACATCTACAGGGTTGTCTTGCATAACATCACCTATAGCTTTACTTAATAATAACTCTCTAGTTCTAGGATCTGTTTTTTCTAACTTCATCATAATTTCACTATTTTCTGGGTAATATTGTTTGTATAAATTTAACTCTGGTTCTCCACCAGTACCAGCATCTAAATCTTTTTTATTTTTAATTAGTTGTTCTTGAAACTTTCTAGCAGTTCTAACATCTTTTAATTTACCTGCACCCACATGAAGTCCAGTACCAAGAATAGTACCAAAACCAATGTTAATAAAACTATCTACTATACCATAATCTGCTTGTATTTGTTTTGCAGAAGTATAAACGATAGGCTCAACAACTGCTGCACCAAAAGATCCTTCAACTGCACCTCTTATTGCTCTTGCTCTTGGTAATGTCATACTAGGTTGTGCAACAAGTTTAGCAAATCTTGCTTGACCAAATACAGGAATAAAAGATGCTCCAATATTTATAGGATCAAGAAAACTACCCCCTATACCTACTGCTAACTTTGAAGCACCAACATAAAAACCACCAGAAAAAGGATTCCATGATCCTTGTGGTCCACGCTCTAATATACTTTGTCTTTCTCTTTCTTCTTTTTTTTGATCAACCATAATATCTACAACAGATTGATATTCATCATTTTCAAAATACAAACCTAAATCTGAATACTTTTTGTTTAATTCTTGTTTACTAACTGGCTCTATACCTTCTTCTTCTGATTGATTTTTAGCGTCTGAAATTTGATAACTTTTATATAATCTATATGCAGGATTAAAGTTTATAGTCTCTTCGTAAGTAGCACCTAATACTTCACCAAAAGAAGTTTTGTATTGATCATAACCAGATTCTTTAGCCGTTTCATTTATATTTAAACCAAATGTAAAATTTGCCATATTATTTATCTAAAAAATATTTTTTAAAAAAATCATTTCTAGCTAATGATTTAGTTTTACCATTAGATTTAAAAAATCTTTTATATTCTTTTTTCATACCTTCTTCATCACCTGCAAATAATGCTTTTTTGAAAAGAGGAAAGACATCTTTATTTTTAAAATTTCTTACATTAAATTGAAAATCAATCAGCATTTGTTTTCTTCTACTGTCTAAATTAATAAATTTTTCTCCATGAGTTTTAATTAAAATTTGTTCTGTTTTTTGTAAATCTTTTTTTAAAATATCATTTGATATTTCTTCAACATTATCTTTTGTTATTGTAGATAAATCATAACCATATACTGTATTAGTTTCTTGTTCTTCTGGAGTAAGTTTGTGTCCAAATCCTATTGTATCTAATCCACCTTCTGGAGATTTATGTCTAAAATGTTTTACATTTCCAGATTTAAGTTTTTTATTTTCTACATCTTTAATGTAAGTTTCAAAAGAACTATCTATTGATGGTGATATTTCTGATGCTTCTGCATCCATATTTGGTATACCAATAGTTTCTCCAAATGCACCTTCTGGAATTTCACTTGGTCTTTTACCAAGAGAAAAATCTTTTTCATTCATTTTTTCTTGATAACCAAAGTATCCTCTAGACATTTGTATTTTAGATTCAATATCCAAATCAACAACAATATCACTTCCAGGAATTGTATCTCCATCGTGATCTTTTGGAAAATATAATGGATCTCCATTTTCATATTCAACTATTCCAAAACTATTTCCACTTAATACAATACCAAAAACAAAACCTTTTCCATCTGGTGAGTTTCTCCACTCTCCATGTTCTCTCATATTATATTGCATTTTTTCTGTAAGTTCTTGACTTGCAATACCTTCTTTTTTAGAACTAAAAGTAGCTAAATTAAGTTTTGATAAATAGTTATTTTTTATAATTTCCATCATGTCTTTATTTCTTTGTATTTTTTGAGGAACTATTGTTTTGCCTGTAGTAGAATCTATAAAAGTTTTTTCATAATAATAAGTATCTTCTATGTCAAAATTTTTAGTAAACATTTCTACTGCTTTTTTTGCAGCAGCATTAAAAGTTTTTGTATCACCATTAGTAAATTCAAGAGATCCATATCCTGCTAAAAACTCAACAACATCTTCAATAATTGGAATTTCATCACTAGGATCAAAAGGAACATTTCTTTTAATTATGTTTTCAAGATCTTTAAAATTTGAATCTTGTCTAATAAGAGATCTCATTTTAGAAAAACTTATCTCGCTATCATCTCTGTCTTTTAAATCTTTTTTTAAATCTTTTATTATATTAGGATCATCAAGACTTAAAAATTTCATTTTATCTTCTTGAGTTGCAAAACCTGCGCTTATAAATCTTGCTCCTGTTGGCAATCCATCGAGAGTTAATTGTGCTAATGCTTCATCTTCTAAATTACCATATTTTGTTACTAAACCTTGAAGCATAGCATCTTGTAAATTAATATTTTTATCTTTAGCTGCTTGCTTGTATTCAGTTATAAATTGTTTTGACGCAGAGTTTGTCATTACTTTTTGATTAGTTTTTTTAATACCAAGATTATTAGTTTGATATTCCATTATACTAACAGCAATTTCTTTAGAAAGACTTGCAGCAATATCTGGATTTTGTTCACTTTCTAATTTTTGTACTAAATTTTTAATATCTGGACTAGTTCTAATAGTATATTCTACAGGATCATTTTTTATATCTTCTGATCTTTGTGCTACAATTGAATTATAAAATTTTTCAATATCTTTTGCTTTATCATAAAGATACATTTCTTTTGCTTCTTGAATAAAACCTTGAGCAACTTCAAAGACATCTTGTTCACTTGATCTATGAATAGTTTTTACATTATCTGCAGTATCTCTAAAAATAGTTTCTTGTTGTATCATTGCATTTGCAGCTTCTTCTGGAAGAACTTCTGCAACTAAATCTAAATCAAAAGGCTCAACATCTTGACCATCATTAATTTGTTCAACATGAGATCTCCATTGTGAATCAATTAAAGGTACTAAAGTTTTTTTAGCTTTTTCTATAAGCTGTACTCTTGAGTCATAATTTAATCCAACAAAATCTTTTTCATCTTTTAGCATCTCTAATGCTTCTCTAGGATTGTTAGAGATCATTTTTTCTGCTTCTAAAAATTTTATTTCATTAGGTATGCCTGCAATCATTCTACCTAAAATAGCATCTGAAACTTTACCTTTATAGTTTGTTGTATATAAATTTTCTAAATCA